GAAGGCTCGATTGAAATTGAGGTAATAAAGCCGTGTTATGTCTTAAACATTGAGCGCGTTATTGGAGAACGTGTAAAAGCAAATCGCTGCGATCTTTTGATTTTGCTTAAACATCAAATGGTTCGGGAGCTTTAAAAAATGACTACTCCGGCGCTTATTATTGAAACTGGTGCAATCGTTACCGGCGCAGACTCTTATGTAACGCAAGCCGATTATGCAACCTATGCGGCAAGCATAGGAGTGGTACTTGGCGATGTAGAATCGCAAAAATTATCTTTGAGAAATGCCGCAATATACATAGCAACCTATGAGCCAAGAATCAAAGGCGAAAAAGTAGAGCGCAGCCAGCCGTTGTCTTTTCCAAGAAAGAATTTAATCATTGAGAATTTCGATTGGTCTGAGGACGAAATACCACGGCAGGTGCAGCTCTGTCAGATGCAACTGGCTATTGATATAAACGCAGGAGTAGATATTTATAATCTTCCAGCCTCTGCATCTGTTGCAGTAAAGCGGGAAAGAGTAGAGGGCGCGGTCGAGGTTGAATATGCCGTTAGTAACGCGCAAAAGCTATCGAGAAACAGCACCAGCCGCGCTCTGCTGTATTCTTTTCTTAAAGATGGCGGATTATCAGTGGTTCGCCTTTTGAGGTCTTAAAGCCATGTCTGATGCTTTTTACATACGTTTAGCAGCAACAGCAAGCAGACTGCTTCAACGCTTTGGCGGAACTGTCACTGTAGTGCGTAACACTGGCGGCTCAATCAATCCAGTGACGGGCGCAATAGTTGCAGGAACAAATACAACGCTCAGCGCAAAAGGTTTAATCAATAATTTTGCAGATAATTTAATTGATGGAACCCGCATACTGAGCAGCGACAGGCTTTTGATTATTGATAATAGCTTTGAGCCTTTGATTACAGATAAGCCTTCAATAAGCGGGCAGAACTGGACTATTGTAAGCATCCAGCAGATAAAGCCTTACGCTGTTGGCGTTGTTTACTTTTTGCAGGTACGCAAATAATGGCACAAATCAGCATTGGCAATTGGGTAAAAAAGACCAATAGAAATCTTGACGAAACCGTGCGGGCGATAAAGATTTCTTTATTCAACGGCGTAATCATGGACACCCGTGTTGATACCGGCAGACTGCGTGGTAATTGGCAGACAAGCACAGGGCAAGCAAATCCAACTGTAATTGAAAGACTTGATAAATTAGGGGTGCAAGCCAAAAGCGAAGTTGAAAAAACAATTAAAGGCGATACTGTAGATTATCTGAGTAACAATCTGTCTTATGCTGAGGTCTGGGAAGAAAGGGACGGAATGGTAAAGAAAAACATGGCCAGAATTGTTGCCAATGTTCGCAGCGAGGTTGCAAAAGCAAAATGAGTGCATTGAAAATATACCAAGCATTTGTTAATCAATTCTCCACAGGCTCATTGCTTACTGGTCTTGGCGTTGCATATGAAAATTCTTCTTTTACGCCAACAGCCGGAACGGCATATGCAGAATTGCGCTTTTTTCCGAATGAAACAGGGAGTTTAAGTTTAAAAAATAAAAACGAAACAACTGGAGTTTTTAGTGTAATTTTAAGATATCCTATTGACTCAGGCGCGATTGTGTTAAAATCCAAAGCGCAAGCCATTGTTGACGCGTTTAAGCCTGGTTCGTTTGTTAGTTATACGGGGCAGCGTGTGGATATTGTAAACAGCTCAGTTGGCTCTGGAGTATCGGAGGATGGCTGGTTTAAGCAAATTGTGGACATTCGATTCAGGGCATTTTCAGCGAGGTAATTCAAAATGGTTGATACAGTACAGTTAAGCACAGGAACCACGGTTGGCATATCAGCAACTTTGCCAACATTGTTCAATCTATCCACAACCGGCTACCCTGCTCAAACATATGTTTTGATCGGTGAAGTTATGGATGTGCCAGAGGGCGGTGATCAAAGAACGGTTGTTCCGTACAATCCGCTTGCTTCTGACAATGAAGAGTATTTGTTGGGCAGTAAAACGCATGACCAAGTAACGATTTCTATTATGCGTGACGATGACGATGCTGGGCAGCTTGCGGTGCAAAATGCATACAATGCAAAAACAGAAGTGGCTCTGGAGATTGAATACCCAGATGGCTCGATTGATTACTTTACCGGCTTTGTTGTCAGCTTTAAGTCTGCTGTCGGCGCGGTAAATTCAATTCTTGCCAGAAGCATGACTGTACAGCGTACGCGCAGCACAGTAACAGCGGCCACACCTTCTGCATAATTGATCGAGAGGATTTATGGATTATTCAAGTTTAAATCTTGAAAAAATGGCTGAAAATGGCATTTGTGTAAAAATCAAATGCCCGCTTACAGGCAAGCAGCTAAAAGCCACGGATGGCACTGATCTTTTTATTAACGTTCTTGGCACGGATTCAAAGCCGTGGAAGAATGAAATTGCAAGAATAAAAAGAGAAACCGCTGCGCGAGAAAGCCCGCCGGACGAGGAGGAAATTCGATCTGAATCAATTCGCGCTCTTGCGGCAATCACTACCGATTGGCATGCAGAAACTGCATTAAACGGTAAAAAACTTTCCTGCACTCAGGCGAACGCAATACGGCTTTATTCTGCTGATGGGCTGGATTGGCTTTTGCAGCAAATCAGTAGAGCGGCGGGGGATAGGCAGAGCCTTTTTTTCGAGCAGAAAAGCAGTTAAGTCTTTATATTAGGAGATGGTGTTGGCTGATTACTCACGAGGCAAAAAGCGAAAAAAGCCGTCTAAGTAGTTTGCCTGAAAAAGACTTACGCAGACAAATGCCTGTAATACACGGCTTTGATTACTTGGTTCAATGGCTTTCTGTCATTGGGCCGGTAATGCCTGACTCTGCTGGGATATCTCCGTTAAATTATCAGGAGATTCAAAGCTGGCAAAGTCAATCGGGTGTAGAGCTAACGCCTTGGGAGGTGGAAACGATTAGATTGCTTTCTTGCGAATACGTCTCTTGCATTAAGCAATTCAGCGGTGAAAAAGTTCCATGTCCTGATTTCGATATAAGTAAGCTGGACAAAAGACAGCTTGCAAAACAGATTCAATCAGTTATGCGCGGAGGTTGATCTTAATGATTACAGATTATGCCAGTTTAGTCATTAAGGCCGATAGTAGCAGTGTAAAAACTGCCAGCTCTGATCTTGATAAATTCAGCTCCAGCTCAGATAAATCCAGCAAGTCAATCGGGCCACTCATAAAAAACTTGGCTGGGCTTGCTGCTGCATACGGGCTTGTCGGCTCAGCAACTGCTGCAATAAAAACCACGGTTGATTTTCAGCAAGCCATTGCTGACCTGTCTGCCATTACCGGCGCAACAGGTAAAGACTTAGAGTATTACTCTGAGCAAGCCGCACAGATCGGAAGAACAACCTCCCTGAGCGCCACACAAGCCGCCACAGCGTTTAAACTTATCGCTTCTGCTAAGCCTGATCTGCTTGATAACGCGGAAGCCCTGAACGCTGTGACGCGCTCTGCTGTGACTCTTGCTGAGGCAACTGGACAAGATCTGCCAACTGCCGCTGCCGCATTAGGCTCTGCGCTTAACCAGTTCGGGCTTGCTGCATCAAAAGCAGATGAAGTGATTAACATGTTGGCCGCGTCCTCAAAGCTCGGCACAGCAGAGGTGGGGGCCGTCAGCGAGGCTTTACGCAACGCTGGCCCTGCTGCAAATGCGCTTGGCATTGATATTACGGAAACCGTTGCTGCTATTCAGGCGCTGGCAAAATCAGGCAGACAGGGCGCTGATGCCGGTACAGGCTTGCGTCAGGTAATGCTTCAGCTTGAGAAAACAGGCGAAGAAACATTAAGGCCATCCCTTGTCGGTATAGACGGCGCATTAGAGGAGCTTGGCAGAAGAAATTTATCAGTTTCTGATCTGATGAAACTGGTAGGCGTAGACGCCGCCAGTGTTGCAGCAGCAATGATAGAACAGCGCAGCACAGTAACTGAGCTTAATACCACCCTGCGTGGAACACAGACAGCTTACGAGCAAGCCGATATTAGAATGAACACTTTTGCCGGTGATATGAAAGGATTAAATTCTGCAATCGAGGGTTTGCAGATTGAAGTAATGACAGACTCAGTGGATGGACTTGGCCGCTCTTTGATTAAAACAGCAACTGGCGGAGTGAATTTCTTAACTGAAAATATGGATGCGCTAAAAACAGTTGTTCAAGCAATGACTGTTGTCATTGGTGTTCGACTTGCGTCCTCACTTGCCACGGCGGTTGTTTCTTTTGGCGCAACCACTACTGCCGCAGGAATAATGACCGCAGCAATTACTCGCGCAAACGCAGCCATGGTTTTAATAGGCGGTCCAATTGGTGCGGTTGTTCTTGCTGTTGGCGGGCTTACTTATGCGACTGCTAAACTTGCACAATCTTGGCAGCTTGCCCGCATTGAAATGGCGCGATTCAACGGCGCAGAGTTTGCCCAACAAGAACTGGATGTAATTGGGTTATCAGCAGAGGATGCTTCTAAAAACATTGATGGAGCAAAAAACTCTCTTGAAATAATGACTCTGGAAATGGCTTCTGCCACAGAGATTTATGGAACAAACTCAAAAGAAGTTGAAACGCTAACCCGCAAATTAGACTTAATGCAGAATTGGCTTAATTTAAATAAAATTGCATTAAATGAAGCAAATTTATCTACTGAAATTTTAAGTGAATCCACAAGCGCACTTTCTGAAATTGTAGATGAAGCCTCTTCTAAAATAACTGAGTACGGAAAAGATGTAATCTTTTCCACAGTCGCGGTGGACGCGCATGTTGTAGCGCAGGAAGAATTCTTAAAAATTACAGAACAAGCCAATTCAGCAATCGGAATGGCGGAAGATGCTTTAGAGAATCACAAAAAAGCATCTACTATGTCCAAAAAAGAATTGGCTATATTTAATGCAGAGCTTGAAGCGTTATCAAAAGGATATGCGCCGGAGGCTGTTACTGCGCTCGGTGTTTTAGCTGGAAAAATGCATGATCAAAAATCAGCGGTAGATGTTTGGACTGCTGCGTCACAGAGCGGCGCAAGACAAAGAGCAGAGGCGGAGGAGGCATCTGCAAAAAGACAAGAAGAAGCCTACACAAGAACGCATGAATATTTAACCACAAGTTTTATTGATATTTTTAACAACGGCAAAAACGCTTTTGACAATATCGCAAAGGCATTTAGCTCAATGATTCAACGGATGCTTGCTGAGTGGGCTGCATCAAAGTTAATGAATTTAATGGGCTTTGGTGGCGGCACTGGCGGCACTGGCGGTGGAGGTACTGGCGGCGGCTCAATTGTTAGCACTATAACAAGCGCAGCAACCAATGCTGCAAGCAATGCGGTAACAACTGCCGTAAAGTCTGCTTTAGGAATAGGCACAACTGCTGCTGCAACAGGAGCGACCGCTGCCGGAACAACTGCTGCAACAACTGCTGCAACAACTGCTGCAACAACTGCTTCTGGTACTGCTGCCGCAGGAACTGGAATGGGAGCAACAATTGTCGGAGGCGCAAAAGCTGTTGGCTCTGCAATTGTAGGAGGCGCACAGGCTGTTGGCTCCGCAATTTCTGGCGGAGCGTCAGCCTTAACCGCTTTTGCTGTTGCAAATCCACTTCTTGCCGCTGCGGCTCTTGCCGCAATGGCTGCTGCTGCGCTGGCTAAAAAGCCAACACTATCCAGCAATGCAGGGCTGTTAATCCATGACGCTCCGGGCGCATCCGCTGATAGAAAGTTTGCAGTAGACCCGTTTGATTCAGGTTTTTCGCCAATCGGGTTTGCTCGACGCGAAGATCACGCGGCAGCAAATGAGGTCATTGATGTTTTTAGAAAGTACGATTCATCACTGACTGAGATTGCCAAAGCCGCTGGGTTAAAAGTTAATTTTAGCAATAATCCTTTTGGCGGATATAATGAAAAAGGCCAATCAAATGGATTGTTTTTAGGCACAGCAGCGGAAAAAGGCAAAGGCGTAACATCGCAGCCGATAGATGTGCAGCTCACTCAGTTTACGCGTCAATGGATTGAGGCGCTTGGCGGGCAAGTTAATCCAAAAGATAAAGAATATGTATTTGCTGGCTCCAACGCTGATGAAATGCTGCAAAGAGCAGCAGAGGTTGTTGCTGGCTCCAGCATTGATGGAAGCCACTACAACGGGCTAGATCGCGTTCCGTTCAACGGCTATGTGGCGCAGCTACACCAAGGCGAACGAGTGCTGACGGCTTCAGAGGCTGATGCAATGGACTCAATGGGGATGGGCAATCTTTTATCGATATTTAAAGCAATAGCGGCACACACCTCAAAAACTGCACGGCAGCTTGAGCGATGGGATTTTGACGGCTTGCCCGAAGAGAGGTCATTCGCATGAGAGCAATAATCCCGCTAACTATTGACACAGATACGCTGATTGCTTCTGACGTTCCAACAACAGACTTTATCGTGTGGACTGCCGGCACATACAACGTAAACGACGAACGACAGTACGAGCTTGTTGCTTATCGCGCATTGTCCACAACAACTGATCGGCCTGATATTGGCGCTGCTGCAACACCCGCCACATGGCTGCGGCTTGGCTACATTAACCGCTGGAAAATGTTTAACGATGGCTCTGATTCAAAAACCTCACAACTGACAAAAATTGAAGTCGATTTGCAGTTCACCACTTTAGTGAATTCTGTTGCGCTTTTTGGTCTTGTCGGCAGAGATGTAACGATCACTGTGAATGATTATTCTGAAGGGCAAGTTTATCAAAAAACGCAGGATATTATAGATATTGGCGTTGTAGATTGGTATGACTACTTTTTTTCAGATTATAACTTTAGAGAAAATCTTTTATTTGATGATCTTCCGGCGTATATTGGCGCAGATATTAAAATTGAAATTGATGCAGAGACAGGAAGCCCAACAGCTTGTGGACGGGTAATAT